TAAAAAAGTCTTTTCTGTATTTTTCATATTTTTATATGAAGATGAAGGGTTGTTTTGATAATTTATGATATAACTTAATCCTAACGAAATAGCAGTATTTATTTTCATTTCAAATATTGTTTTAGAATTAATAATATATTTTTTATTTTCTTTAAATGAATGTAAATAATCTATATTATTTTTAAATATAAAATCTTCAGAAATATACCATATATACTTAATGGCCATTTTTTCTGAGCTATATGAATCTTCTTTGTTATTATTTTCTAATTCTTTAAAATTATCATAAATATAAAGAGTAGATAGTAACGATTTTAGGCAATGTTTTTTTGTTTTTATAATATCATAACCCAACCCAGGACCAACCAAAATATTATAATCATAACCTGAGAATTCATTTCTGATATATTCAATAGACGAAAAGTAAAATAATTTTTCTGAAAACATTCTTTCATGTCTATAATTTAATATCCATTTATTTACTGTCTTCTCATATGTATTATTAATATGATTATAATGTTCTCCATATTGAATATTACTATTCATATAATGCCTAACTTTTTCTGTTTCCTTTTTTGTTTCAATTTTACTTGATAGAGTTTGCGTTTCAATAATACCGTTAGTATTTGCATAAGAAAATTCTCCACGAGTTTCCCACTTTTCTATTTCATTTATTTCCTTTCCTTGGACTTCTCTAATTCCTGCAAGTAAAATTAAAAAACAGATAATTACAACATATCGTCGTTTTAACATAATTTTTGGTCCTTTTTGTTATTTAAAAAATACGGCTTTTCATTTTATCCTCTTGAAAAGCCGTATGAAATGAGAAAATTTATATAATAAAACTATTAAGAATATATAATATTTAAATTCCCTGATCCTGGGGCTGAATTATATTTGTAACTTATGACACCATTATATGGCACATTATCAAGCACAATATTTTTATTAGCTGGAATAACTATTTCATTATCCCCTATTTTTACAGTTACACTGGTATCTAAACTACTCATAATTACAATATGATTATACGTATACACGGTTCCAAGATCAATTAATTCCGTTAATGAAGCTGGAACACTACCATAAGCAACATCGGAACTTTTAATTTTATTAACAGTTATCATTTTATCTAACTCCTTGTTTTATATTTGTTTATAAAATAATATTTTATTATAACGGTTCACCAAGCCTATCCTTAGTATAATATAAACAGGCCCCAAAGATATTAGCGTTTTGCCCATCAGAAGTATCTTGTGTTGCATCAGAACGTCTAGCTATGTTTACATGTAAATATTTATCGGTAGATAAAAAATTAGATAATTGAATATCGGACTCGACCAATCCTTTAGTTACATCACTTATAGTATAATCTCCCGTGATCGTAGCATCTGATGTTGCATCACTTGTTTCATCTTCCGCTAGCCATATATATATTATTTCCCACCTTACGTTAATATCGTCTGTGGCGGCGTCGCAGGACCAATCAAGTTGAAGATATGGCTGAACTGTTGAGTCTATATCCTTCGGTACTTTAAGCGACATCCTACTATTATCATAATCCGCTGTTTCATCAGCGAACACGAGGACTGACCCGGACCCGAAATCTGTAAGCACTGCCGGATTAGTCGTAGGCAATCTAAATCCATTTGCATTTATGCATTCGATTTGTTTTACTCTTGCAACACTTTCTAATATTATCCCGGTACTTACGTTGTCCGATACGCTGCTCGATTTGGTTTCATTGATAGGGAATAAGCAAAAGAAAGCCATTGTTACTAATAAAACAGTTACAATAGTTGCTAATTTTTTATTCATAATACAACCCTTTCTATTAAATTGTTTACGATCAATCATTCTTAAATTCTAACCTTCTTCGTTTGTTAAATAACGGCAACCAACGATAAGTTTTATTAGCTACCGTTATTTAAATTATATTATTATTAAATTATGCAGTTACAGTTGGAAAACATTGTACTAAAACTATTTCTGCAATACCCGTTGAAGCTGCACTGCCAGCGACAAAAGTAGCAAGAAGTTCTTCAGCACCAGATTCATAATTAGCAACATCAACACTGTATATACCGACAGTACCAAGGTCTACATCAGTAGTAGCGACATATTTACCAGTTGTTCCAGTTATTCCGATTTCTACTGTTGCTGGGGTTGCATCGTTATCGAAAACCTCAGTAACTTTAATAATTATCCTGTCAATGTATCGCGCAGCGACCGATGGAGCCAAACTTTGCTCCGCCCCATCACCAAAATTAAGAGTTAAAATTTTAGCAGCAACAGAATCTAAATCAGTCCAAGAAAGATTACCAGAACCATCAGTCGTAAGAGCATTGTTAGCATCACCATCATTATTTGGTAATACTAATGTGATATCACCGCCGCCACTACCAGCCATTGTGATAGTTGTCGTTCTCGAAGTTCCATCATAAACTTCAATCGACTCATGATTGGCCGCTACGGAGACTAATTTTCCATCACCATCCGTACTACTAGTAATAGTAACAGTATCAGTGCTACTACCAACAATTTTAGGACCAGTAAAATTCATTTGAAGAGTATTGCCTATTAAACCAATTATATTTTTCCATACACCCATTTTTATTCCTCCTTATTTTTAGGGTTTATGTATCCAAATATCTAACCTTTGCGGTTAAGGCCCCTTGAGTAGATCCATCAGGGGTTAAGTAAACTTTAATTGTTTCATTTGAAGATAGAATATTTGTATCTTCAATTATGTACTTCCCTTTGCTTAAAAGATAACATTGAGCTTCCGTTAAGTATTTTTCATGATCGGCGTCGATGCCTATGCTTGCCGCTGGTGCAGCTCCATCAAAAATTGTTGTAACTTCTATTTCAAACTCACTTAAAGTATCCCCAGATAAGGCGTTCTTAATAACCGTTGGGGAATCAGAAAATATTACATCAACTGTATCTTCTTGAGGGACTGATGATGGTACTAATTTATTCGGTAACACTCTTGACATTTTATTTCCTTATTTTCGCTATTCTGTATCATAAAATCTTACAGATGCGCTTAATTGCCCTTGTGTAGATCCATCAGGAGTTATATATACTTTAATAGTTTCATTTATAGTTAATATTGTTGTATTTTCTACCACATAAGTACCTATTGATAGTATATCATTTTGTACCTCCGATAGATATTTTTCGTGGTTTGAATCAATCCCAATACTAGCCAGTGGAGCAGCCCCATCAAAGACAATGCTAACATCTATTTCAAATTCTGTTAAAGTGTCACCGGCTTTAGCATTTTTAATCACTACTTCAGCATCAGCAAAAGTGGCTTCTTCGCAAAAAGTTTTTTGATTAACATCAGAAGCAACTAATTTATTATCTTGTACGTGTGACATTATATTTCCTTAATAACATACTATTTGTAAACTACCTTCAGTTGAAGGGGCTGTTTTATATTTATATTGAATAATACCATCATATCTTAAACCATCCATCCATGTATCTTTAAAAGCTTGAACTGTTATTTCGTTATCACCTATTTTAATGGTAACATCTTCATCTAAACTATTAGTGATAATTAGATGTGTATTTATATACCCGGTATATGCAGATGTTAAATCAATTAGTGTTTCATAAGCAACCGGAACAACACCAAAAGCTTTGATTGATTCTCGTATAATATTTGAGTTAAATTGCCCTGATGGATCTTTCATTTTATTATTCCTTTTTATTTATTGTAAGCACGGAAAACAGACGATGGGGTAATCTGGTTTCGGTTAAAAAATAACCTATCCGTGCTTATAGTCTTTCATGAATTCCCCATAATTTATTTTCTTTATTTTTAATTTTAGGTTCCTAACTTATCAGAAATATAATGTAAATGAATAGAATGAAGTCGCGCACCCTGATTTAAATTATCTGTTCCATGCGTATCATCTGAATCTCTATTAAATTTTAATATTAAAATATCATCTGCCGCTAAACCTGTAAGATCTGTACCGAATTTAGTACATATTAATTTATCTTCACTCACGTCGCCATCTGCTGTTGTCACAAGTGACGATTGCCATATATTTGTACCGGCTCCTGCGGGATCTTCGCCAGAAGCAAGAGAAAGGTAACTTAATTCCCACATTACATAATGATCAGCTTCTTCAGTGTCAAAACTCCAACAAACAATAAACTCAATATCTGTACCGGCTTTATAGTCAGTAGGTATCTTTCTTATATAATGAACATGTTGTTCAGTGCCCTGGGCAAACTCTAGTGCATATCCAAGGCCGACCCAAATTTCGGCAGGAGACGTTGAACCCAAATGCCAACTCGCGGCCCCTATTGTAATTTCTTTTTGGACTTCTCCGTCTCCAATTAATTCTAATGGTCCAGCAAGAGTCATACCACCTTGATATATATTATTATAGCGATTTGGAGTATATTCTGTTTTACCGGAAGTCATTACTCTATTATCTGTACCTGAATAAGCAACAGCTACGAATAGGCCATTTCCATAACAAACATTTTGCCAATTATTATCTTCTGGTGTAACACGTATAGTCCAATTAATACCATCAGGTGAAGTCATTACTCTATCGTCTGTTCCCGTAAGTGCAACCGCTACAAACAAACCATTACCATAATAAACACCATGCCACTCATTATCTTCTGGTGTAACACGTATAGTCCAATTAATTCCATCAGGTGAAGTCATTACTCTATCGTCTGTTCCCGTAAGTGCAACCGCTACAAACAAACCATTACCATAACAAACACCATGCCAATTATTATCTTCTGGTGTAACACGTATAGTCCAATTAATACCATCAGGTGAAGTCATTACTCTATTGTCTGTACCTGAATTGGCAACAGCTACGAATAGGCCATTTCCATAACAAATACTACGCCAATCATTATCTTCTGGTGTAACACGTATAGTCCAATTAATTCCATCAGGTGAAGTCATTACTCTATTGTCTGTACCAGAATAAGCAACAGCTACAAATAAACCGCCACCATAAGTTACACTATGCCAATTATTATCTACTGGTGTAACACGTATAGTCCAATTAATACCATCAGGTGAAGTCATTACTCTATCGTCTGTACCTGTATCGGAAACAGCTACAAATAAACCATAACCATAACAAATACTACGCCAATCATTATCTACTGGTGTAACACGTATAGTCCAATTAATACCATCAGGTGAAGTCATTACTCTATTGTCTGTTCCTGTAGTTGCAACAACTACAAATAAACCATCTCCATAACAAATACTACGCCAATCATTATCTACTGGTGTAACACGTATAGTCCAGGTTAGCCCACTTGTTACATAAGCTTTATTTATAGCATCTGTTGCCCCAGAAGAATCTGACAAACCAGTAACTTTATCTATACTTAAAACTCCAACACCATCATCTTTATCTTTAATCATAACAGTATCAGTTCCAGACCCTACGACTTTAGCTCCCGTAAATCCTAACTGCAAAGAACCCCCAATCAAACCTTCCATCTTCTTCCAAATACTCATGATACATATCCCTTGCAATTAATTGTTTTTTAATATTCTTTTAAATTCATTAACAATTTCTTGTTTTGATTTCTCTAATGCTAATATTGCATATCTTGCAAAAGAATCAGCATTATATTTAGTTATTACTTGTTTCATGTTTGTATTTAAAAAATTATCAATTTCATTACCAATATTATCTTTAAGTATTTTAATAATAAAATTATAATTATTCTTTTCATTTTCTTGTATTTCTTTTTTATTTTTTCCGTTATCTATTTCTTTATTTTTCATTTCTTTATTCCCATCTTGTTGATTATTTTTATTTTTTACGTCTATCATTTTATTCCCCACCTTGTTTTTTTCATTTTTTTATCCCATCTTGTTCAAATTGTTAATTTTTAATTAATTACACTTTTTTAACTAATTTTGCTTGTTTTATATAACCACGTTTTGGAATTTTCGCTTTCATAACTTTTCCGTTTCGTTTCAATCCAATTGTTACCGGAATATCGGGCCATTTGACATTTGGCGGATTTTCATCAATATCATAATGTTTCTTAACTGCTTCAAGAAATGTAAGTTGAGGAAATTCATTCTTCCATTCACGCATATCTTCAACCTCGGCTCGTTCGTCTTTCGTGAGCGGAATACAAAACATGTTGTATTTTCCTGGATTATATACTTTACCAAATGGATGATGTACTGCTTCAACATCATGACGACTTATTGCTGGATGATCTGGACTTTTATGCATCCGAATATATTTTTGTGTAATTTTATCTTGAAGGATAAATAACCAACAAATTTCCCCTGATGCGGTTACATATCGAATCTGAGCATATACAGTACCATCGCCTCCGCCAGTATGATTTACATATACAGTAGTTGCATAAGAAGATGGATCGTCATCGACCATTATATGTGCATTTATCCCGGTAACAGTTCCATCACCTTTTATTTGCGGGAAAAATCCATATTCACCTACACTTGCAAAAGTATACGTTGTATAGACTGCTGATTGTCCTACTTCCGCAGACTCTTCCTCTGTATCTGTTTTTAAAGCACCTTGACCTATAAAAGAACCCGCGGCTGTCATAACTTCAGCAGTGGAATCGTAACTAATGTATTTCGTAGTAGATCCCATATGCATATCACCAGTATGTAAACTCATGATTACATAAGATTCACCTGATACAAAAATATCAGTATCTATACTCAAATTATGAAGATCGTCTACACCAGTGACTAATGCAGAAGTATTATCGGTAGTATTGTAAACAAAATCACCTATTGCTACACCATCAGTAACAAAGTCTGCTCCATTATCTACTAATTTATCACTTGAGGTTCCATCCGCTGTACCCGCCGAACGGTTTCGTGATTTTAGATTAAAAAGTGATACACTTGGGTTACGAGGATCGGACATATTTATACCTGCACGATCCCATTTAATCAATCCTGGTTTATCAGTAACACCTATATCGCTAGTTATATTATAACTAGATATTCCAGCACTTAAACCGGCTACCGCAGCATCAATTTCTGTTGAAGTTGCAGTCAATACTACATCTTCGTTAATCTTTGGAGATGTTAATGTTTTAGTTGTTAATTCTTGTTCGGCATCTATTGTAACAATATCACCCGCAGAAGATCCTCCTACTGTATTTCCATCTAATTGATCTATTTCAGCATCGCTGGCATCAATATTTGCTAATTTAGTTATATCAGCCACTATTAATCCATTACCAGATGCCCCTAATAAAATATTTAGATCTGCTGCACTTGGTGTCATATCTGCTAATTTAGTTACATCTGCTGCCACTAACCCATTTCCATTGGCTCCTAATAAATGATTTAGATCTGCTGCACTTGGAGTTAATGCATGAAGCTTAATAAGGTCAGCCGCCGTAGCAGTTGCCACGGATAAAACACCAGCCGTTAAGGATATAATATCATTACCGTTATATCCCATTGTAACAACGCCGGGTTCAGTTACACTGAAGATAGCGTTACTCGATGCATCCCAGGATTTAATACCACCAGCATCTAATGTTACTGTACTTGCAGCAGGAGAAATCGTTTCTGTAATCGATGTAGATTTTGCAGCATTTATGTCTTTGCCGTTGCTATCGAAAGTTTCATCAAGAAACGTAATCCAGTGACTGACCCTGTTCCACACCCAGTTAAATATTTTTGGGTCAGCTGCGGTGTCAGAAATATGACCTAAAAGTTGATTTGGCGCACTTACAATTGTCATTTTTCCAGCATCATCATTTAAAATCCAATCTAGCTGGACGCTCGGCTTAGTTGCCATAATAAATTATCTCCTTCATATCTTAATCCCCATCATTTATTTGTTAATTCTAATAAACATCGGACCAGTTACTCGTTCCAAAATTGCCACGATTAGGCGAAAAACCAAAACGATCACTGTCGTTTACTAATATATCAACAGCTACACCACCGGCTATAGCATCGGCTATTGCAGATTTCAAAAAAACAAAAACAGCATCGGCCAAGTAAGTATCAGTCTCAAGACGAATTTTTGCAGGAACGAATTCTACCAATGCAACATTAGCGGTTCCGGCCAAAAGTTTCCATAAAGTCAAGATTTCTTCTATTGTCCCAGTCGATGTATTAATACCTATTTTAACTTTAATCATTAGTCTATAAAAAGCATCATCATTTCCTAATCTTGCTTGGTTTACGATAGTACCTATTTGGTCAAGTCCCTCGCCTTCCATTCTATCGATATCAAGTTTAAACAACATGGTTCTCATTGCATCCTCTAAGGACTGTATTTGATTACCGAATAACGATATCATTAAATTTTCGATATTAGAAGACATACTCTATTACTCCCTAATTTTATATTGATACAATAATCTACTTATTATTATATCATTATGTGTAAAGATTTTTCCATCAAAAACTGGTTTTAAACAAAGTTCATTACTAATAGCGCTTTCATGCCATTCATTTTCGGAAGTAGCAACATAATAATAATTTTGTCTTATTAATTCTATATGATTATACGGTGATGTAATATTTGATAATTTAATACCGTTTTCTTTTGTAACTCCGGGAGCTAAACTCCAATATATATGTTGCATATCAGTATTAATAGTTTCGGAAATAGTAATAATATTTTCACTGTCACCCGTTAATCCTGTTATAACAGGTGTTCCAGGCATATTTGTAGGAATCCCCGATGCCTCAGAAGAAATATCGCTTTCATCATCAGTTGATGTATACCCCCAACTAAACAATCTACCTCCGGACCCAGTGCCAGCATATATTCTATCGAGACACAATGAAGTATAAATATAATCTTGCCCACTTAATGTATTAACTATTTCAATCCAAGCATCTACATTGTTCCACCTTAACAATTTGCCACTTGGATACGTTCCCCCAAGTATTTTATCACTACTACAAATTGTAAGAGAATATATAATTGTTTCAGAACCATATTGACCCGCAACCTCAATCCAAGTATCTGCATTATTCCATTTAAATAATCTTCCACCAGGACTAGTACATCCATATAAATTATTTTCAAATACTGTTAAATGTCGTATATCAGTTTGCCCATTCAAAAATCCGGCTTTTATAGTCCAAGCATCAACTTCATTCCACTCGTAAAGCTTACCATTTGGAGCAGTCCCAGCATATAACTTATTATTAAATACTTCAAGGCTAAGAACACTTGTTTGGACCCCTAGTTGAGGAGCTTTCTGCACCCAAGCATCTACATCATTCCACTCAAAAAGCCTTCCTCCGTTACTGGTAGCCCCATATAATTTATTATTAAATACTTTAAGACATCGAATATGAATTTGGCCATTTAGTTGAGGAGCTTTTTGAACCCAAGCGTCTACATTATTCCATTCAAATAGCAAACCATTTTGGTAAGTTCCACCGTAGAGTTTTCCATTAAAGACTGCCATACAATCTATATATTGTTGAGAATTTAATTGAGGAGCTTTTTGAACCCAAGCATCTACATCATTCCACACGAATAGGTTAGCGTTTGGAGCAGTTCCACCATAAATTTTTCCATTAAATTCTATTATTTTTCTAATTATTGTTTCGCTACTTAACTGAGGAGCTTCTTGTGCCCAAGTAACCTCTGGGGTTATAATCGGAGGGGCTAAAGAGGTAGCAACATAATGATATGGTTGTCCAGGGGTTAAACTTGTGTGTTCATGAGGAGAAGTTACGCCAACTATTTTAGTACCATTTATTTTTGTTACCGGAGAAGAACCTTTCCAGTAAATATTATGTGAATCTGCGCCAACAACATTATCCCAGGTAGCCGTATTTTTTTCTACCCCAGCGGTAATTACTAAATTTTCTGGAATTTTATGTATTGGACTATCTGAATATTCAGAAGAATCACTACCTTCTTCGGCATCTTTTTCTGATACTAATCTATAATAATAAGTTAATCCTGGATTTAATCCTATATGCTCGTGCGGCGAAGAAATATCTGATAATTTTTGATTTGAATCTTTATCAAATCCCGGCGAAGTATCCCAATAAGCATGAGTTTTATCTGCTCTAGGGTCCGTCGTAAAAGTAATAGTATTCTTATATTCCCCACCTACCACCGATATAGAAGTTGGTGGATCGAGAAACGGTACTCCAAAATTCTCTAATGATGCATCACTTTCTCCATCAATATTTTCGGCTGTTACTTCATAACAATAAACATCATCTCTTGTTAAACCTGTATGATCATAAGGACTAGCAATATCTGTTATTTTAGTGCCTGAACTTTTTACAGACGGTGTTATTATAAGATTGTCCAAATCTATCGAACCACCTGTTAAAATTTCATCTATTGCAAATACCATTGGTGTAGTTATTGAACTAGCAAAAGATTCAAAATCAAGAGATCCTAAATTTACCCATGATCCTATATAATAATCAAGATATAAAGTAGTCCCAATTCTTCTTATTCTAAATTTAGTTGGTATAGATACCGGGTAATCCGTATCGGTATAAGTTACATTACTATCCTTTTTAAACGATCCACGAGTAAGATGTCCGGTCCCCCCAGACGTGGAACATCTATACCATAATTGGCAATTATTAGTACCACCAGAGTCTTTAACCCCAAAATAAATCCTAAAACCATCGGGATCATCTGCTGTATAATTTGAAATATCTATAATAGCAGTGAAATCTCCTGATAGCAATGCATAATCATAGGTTAATGTTATGTTTGCATCAATTGTATCTGGGATATCTATGATTAATTTATTCCCGGTAATTGTAGCCGTCTCACTCCCATCTAATTTAGTAATACTCCAATCATCGAGAGTATCAAAATGACAATTGGGACATTTATCTTTTTTCCAATAAAGATTATATGATGTTGCCCCACTAACATTATCCCATGAGACTACGTTACTTACGGCCCCTGGTGTAATAGAAAAATTTGTTGGTGCGGATGGTATTGCCATTTATTTATTACCTTTCATTAAGTTGGTGGTGCGCCTGCCGATATTGTTATATTGGCTGTACTCCAACTTGAGAATTCAGGCGTTGTGCTTGTACCGTCAGACACATCGATATTATCATCGGTACTAGATCCACTTATTGAACTTGTATCTATTCTTATTACAAAATCAAGTATACCTGGTATTTCAGCTATTTGAGCTACTAATTGTGGATATACTATTATATCTACGCCTACTCCCAATAGATTACCCCATGCTGCTAAAACAGTTTTTAATTGATCGTCACCATCTGTAGGGTAATTACTATCAGTAGAAAAATCATACAATCCCAAATATATAGGAACGGAATCTGGCCTAGCGAAATTGATACCGTGATCAATACCCATAGTATCAGTCACAGTTTTCACAACAGCATTACCGCCAGTAGCAAACCCATAAGATGTTTCTATTCCAGCAGATTTAGAGTCGAATATAGCTTGAGCTATTTCCTGATCTCTTGTGTCAACATCGCCAACTTGCCTTACTACAGCCATAACACTATGTGGCGACATGTTTTTTGCATCGGTTATGTCTGTATTATTTTCATATACTATTACATCTGTTAATTGAGGTAAATTAACATATTCATCATCGTTTAAATCAGATATTTTATTTTTAATTGCTTCAACTGTAGCCGCCCTACTTGTAACAATGTTTTCATTTCGTCTTATTCTCGCTTCTGCGTCTGTTTCTACGTCCCTTCCTAGAGCAGCGTCAGCAGTATTAAATGTACTTGTAAAACCAGCGATAGGTGTATTAATAACATTTAATGTTTTTATGTTAGCATTCTCGTCTCCCGTAATAGTACAAATCATTCCGGTTGTACCTTGATATTCCCCAGGTGTTGTCTCTGTTATTGTGATAGTAACTCCCGTAGAAGCAGTTTTTAATGTATTAATTTCTTCAACTAATAGTGGCTGTTCTTGGACTCCATCAGCTCCGGTAAATGTAACGACAAAGCCCGCGGTAAAAGTACCAGAAACAGTAACTTCAGATAACCCATCTAAAGCTCTCAACGCTACTTGAAATTCTGCTGCTGCTTCATCGTAGTTTACTACTGCTATCTCTTCGTTTAGATATAAAACGGTGAAACTTCCTTCGTCTGGAACTGTATCAAATGTTATAGTTTGTATTTCATCAACTCCAGCAACCAGGGTAACATTATCTGTTGTTTCAAAAATTGTGGTCGGGTCGTTTTCAACCGATACTTGTGTTCCAGATGGTATTACTGTAGACGTTGTCCCGAACAATGCTTGAATTTCTACGGTAGATTCTCTAGCTGCTAATTTTTCTAATGCAGCATAATCAAGAACATTTTCTAAGGAAATGTCTGTAGCTGTTTGAGGCCATTGACTATTGTATATCGCTTGAGCAAGTTCCCACATTTCGTGTTCTCTTTCAGCATATATATCTCCGAGTTGACTAAAAATACTTTCTGGATTTAAATTTATTTGATCACCGAATGAACTCTTTAAATCACTTTCTATTTCTTCCCTAATTATAGATAATGATTTTATAACAAAACCTTCGGCTGTTATTCCATATTCAATAGCCATAAATAACTCCTTAAAGTGATATTATATCACTATAATCTATTACTCCATCACTGCATGTTGCTTTAAAAGTTAAAGATAACTCTCTTGAAGAATCACTAAAATCTAAATCAAACTTAACTAATTCGATAACACCAGGGGTATCTATTATTGTTGACTTTAAGACTGTATCTATTATAACTGGATTAAAATTCTTTTTAAAAAATTCATCATGGTACGGAATTCCTCTAGTTAAATCGTAAGGATATTCTCCTTTAAAGAGAGACAGCCTTTGTCTGAGATGCTGCTTTATTGCCTCTACTCCGTACACAAAATCTATATCCTGTCCGGTAATACTAATATCCCAAGTTATTTCATTAAGTTTAATATCTACTATATCATTCATTATATATTCAAATCTTTTATTAATTTCATAATTTATTTTATTCCGGTTGCAGGTGGGGTTCCGACTCCGACTCCCGTGAAGGTGTCAGGAGTAGAGACAACTGTGCTGAGTAAAGCATTTGTAGTTATGTGTGTTACGTGAACTCCTAAAACTCCCAACCAAAAAGCTTCCAATGTAGCGATTTCCCCTGCGCTTAAATCTCCGGTATTCAGAGTAGCGATTAAGGCAGTTTTCCATGTTGCCGCAGATCCAATTAAAGCCATTATTAATCCTTTTTGAATGCAGTCAAACGTGTTATCATTCCATCAATTTTAGCGTAATCAACGGCAATCCAGCTTTGTGCGCCGAGCGCGGTTAACACTCTTCCATCTCTTATATATTCAAGAACAGTTATTAATATATCCATAATTTCATCTGATTGTGATCTAAATGCTATCTTACCGTCATTTCCAATTTCAATTCTCATATCACCATTGTTAAAGATTATATCATCATTATTGATAATATTCAAAGCTTTTGAGAATGGTAAAATGCCAGGGATAAACCAACCGTCAGTTAAATCATGAAATCTAGTTTTAGTTGGACGTTTTGGTTGTATTTTATTATTATTATCTGGAACAGCGGATAAATAATTATCTAAAGCCCTATCTGAAAAAATAAGCATACCTAAATCCCCTGGTTTTAAAGGAAGATGTATATATGCATTTCCGTCATTAGAGGAGTCCCATCGTACTGGAACTTCTGTTATAATAGGTAAATCATAATCTACAGTTGGATTACCCTTATACGAAATAGAAAACAATGGCTGTATGGTTGCTTTTTGAAGTGATGAATCATATGTTTCAACTCTTCCAGGCATATTAGCTCTTAAATCCAAACTTTCCTTTTTTGTAGCTTCAGATATTAATTTTGATAAGGTTGGTTTTATTATTTTATTGTTACGCATTTGCTAATATTTTAGCCTCATCTTCTACGGCTATATTATTTATAACTTCATAATATTTAATTTTAGGAGGACTCGTATCAAGATTAGTTGGTTTTACACCTTCACACCTACATTCCCATGCTTGACTATGTGTATCACCAATATAATCAGCCTTATCTACCCTGAAATAATCATTTACTTGTCTGCTTTCTATTTTAACAAGACCTCCTGGCGAAATCATAGGAATTAGTAATGATTTAAATTCAATATAATTATCCTTTTTCCTAACAGGAGAACCAATTAATCCGCTATTAGGATTTAATACCACAATATCGTTTTTATTATTACTATCTTTCCATATGATTTCCATTTTCTCGTCTTGTACGCTTAGTTTACCCCCTATTTCATCCATAAATTTATCAAATTGGTCTATTAATCTTCCGGTAACAGATAAGCCGCTGTCTATCTTGAAACTACTTGAAACATTATCTTCTACCCATTTTCTAACTTTTTTGGTAAAAAATAATTTAGTTTGATCTTTTGTTTTTTCACTAGAATCTTTAATCATATCCAACATGGCATCTTTAAGTTTCATGCCACCTGTATATGATTTATTTATTATAGTTTCATTCATAACCGTTTGTCCATCTTTAGCCTTAATCATAAACACCCAGTTTGGTCCTTCTTTTATATAAGCAGCTTCTTCTATATCCCCACTATACAACTTATGGTAAGTATCCCCATATCCGACATAAAGATATACTTTATATTTTGTCTTAGACTCATCTTCTATTATCAAGTATTTATCTTGTTTTAAATTATATATTTTAATAACCGCTTCGTTTTCGGATTTTTCAAAATCTTTTTTTATATTAAATTCAATTTTTAACTTAGAAGCAGTTTTATTCATAAGTGGAGGGTTGAGATAATTAAAATAAGGCCAACCAGAACCAGAGGCATCCATAACATTCAATCCTTCTGAAGTATTATTTACTAAAAATGGTGTGCCTGTAATAATTTCTCTTGTTGGACCCCAAATGACTTCTACGTTTCTATTAAATAGTGCATTCATATTAAGTCGTCAATTCATACATAAAGTAAAGATTACAATTATTACCTAATGAATCTTCGGTAGCTTCTTCATATACATTCTTATCATTTGATAATAACATGTACTTTAGACCAATTAATTTCTCATTAACAAATCTCTTGGTTAATTGCGCTCCGATTAACAACGGGATACTCATAACAATAGGATTATTATCCTCATCTTTTATATCCAAAGTCCATTGAGCAATTCTTCTATTATAATATAATCTTAATATATAATCAATTTGTTGTGCTGTTATACTAAATTCATAATTATACACATTTTTTTGTAATGGAATTTTTTTAACAATTATATTTTCATAAGCCAAATAACCTATATATTAAGGAGCAAAAGGGCTACCGACAAGACCATTCCAGAATCCAAGCGTACCTTCTGTTTGTGTAGATATTTGCGTTCCCTTTTTACCTATATTTTTCTTTGTCTCTGCACCTAATTCAGCTTCCATTTTTTGACTAGGAGCATAAGTAAAATCCGTTGATACTATATTAATTTGTTTAAATGTTGCGGTAAACTGAAGTGATCTAACTGTTTTACTTGATCTTGGCATATTCAAATCTATCATAATCATATTATCATATTTTTTCAGCCCCGTAACTACTTCGACAGGGATTTTATTGTCATATATTTCTTCAAAATGATCAAAAACATCTTTGCTAGGTTTACCGCCTAGTCCGAATCCAAGTTTAGATTTCAAATTTTCAGGAACTATTGATGATGTTCTTTCAAGAAGTCCTGTTTGCAAGATAGTTATAGGATCATCTGATATTAGCCCGGTAAGTTTCAACCTTTTACCTTTTTTTATAATATGATCTGTGATTAAACTACCATCTTCTATCTCAAATTCAGTAGCTTCAGATATCATTTCATGAGATTCTTCAGTTATAACATCACATCCAATTATAGTTTTTTCACCATCTGTAATAACTGTAATTCTTTTAGCTTTCAACATATCGAAAATATTAGCCATAATTATTCTTTAGCACCTAAAATTTCATTACTTGAAATATTATTATAAGTAGCTCTTCTTTCTTCGTCACTAAATTTTTTAGCGGCTTTCATCATTGATTTTTCTATACTGTTTTTGAATGTATTTATGTCTGCATCTGCTGGTAACTTACTAGCTGTTATATTAGCAGTAAAATTATTATTTACAGTTCTAATTGATCCTAAATTTTCTTCTAAACCAACCCAACCAGATTTTCCCAAACTACCTAAACCTTTTTTTGATTTTTCATACATTTCTTTAACGACCGGAATCCCTTGAAATAATTTTTGAAAAGCTTCTTCTGTACTATGCATTTTAAAACCAATCAATGGCTCGCCCCGTTTATGCTCTTTCATGGAAGGGAAAACATCTGTTGGTTCAGGCTTACCACCAGGTTGAAATGTTTCGTCTACAAAATTTTTCAATTTCCACATAAAATCAGAAATAGCGGTAGTTTTAGGATATAATGCTCTTACTTCAGCTTCTGATCCCCCGTAAATTTCGCCTTGACCCATGCCCCTTTTTGCAGCACCCAATGCTCCCCCAATTCCCTTTTCAACTGACATACCTTTACTAATCGGTTTTCCTTTTTCGGATTTACTTTTAGCCATTCTGTAAGCTTCAAGAACCTGGTAAGCTCCCGCGGCTATCATGTCTTTATCCATTGTTAATATTCCCATTAACATCAAGGATATTCCTTCAATCTCTTTTTTAAGAAATCTAACCCATTTTATTGTTGTTTCAAATGCTTTAGGAAATTTTTTTTCAAGCATATCAAGAAAATCTCTTGTTATAGTTTGCTTATTTGTAGTAAGTGTTTCAAATATATCACCTAAAACACCTAATATAACTAACATAGACCCAGCAAATAACATTAATTTTACACCAGCTATACTTAAAAAACCAATAGAAGATTTAAATATCCATGCTAACATTTTCAATGTTGTTCCACCAAAATATATACCCAAAACTATACCAAGAGCCATTAGTGCTTTTTTCATGCCGCCGAAATGATGTATTGATTCTTTTGAACTTGACACAAATCTCATAAAATGTTTATTAAGACCAATTATAACTTTTGACAAATCTAAAAAGAAAATTTTTAAATTTAATTCTATCAAATCTTTACTATTTTCAAGAACATCAGCTATCTGTTTAGTCCATACTTTCATAGCTGGCAATAATGTTTCACCTGAATATGTAACTATTTCAAAGATAAAATCTTTTACATTACTAAGCATTCCAAGAAGAGTACCTAGTAACTTATTCATTAAGCCATTAAACCGATCTTCTACCATTGCGGCCCATGCTTCTTGGAATGCAGCAAAATCAATTTGTTTCTTACGTATCATTGTTAGCATTCCGGGAATATCAGTACCAAGAGTTTTAGCAAGAAATTCTGATAATGGTACACCAGCTCGCCGCATTCGTTCCATTTCAAATCCAGTCAAATGACCAACACTTCTGACTTTACCAAATATATTAGCTAATACAGCTAATCTAACATTTAGACCGGCAGAAACCTCACCTATTTGCACAAGTGTATGAACCATATCCTTGGATGCTACACCCATCGCTAGTAAGGTTCTAGTTGCTTCTAAAACACCTGGAATTTGGAATGGAGTTGTTCTTGCAAATTTATATAAATCTTTTAAGAGACTATTACCAACCTCTATACTATTGGTCATAACCTGAAAAGCTATTCTGGTTTGTTCTAATTTAGCGGCTTCCCTAATAAAATATCCTAATGTTACAGTTGCCAACCCAAACGCAGCACTTAATTTTAATACATTACCTCTTAAATTATCAACATGTTTATTAAAACTAAGTAACTTACCTGCATTACCAGAAAAACTTAATTTTACTAATAAATTTCTTACTATCATTTTTAATTATTATTCCTGATTTTTTCTTCGATTTCAGCTTTGATATCGAGGGCTTCATTAGCATCTGCTAAATCATTTATTGTCCAATGTTCATCTATTTCATGCAACGTAGTTATTTGAGCTAAAATAGGACGCCAAATAAACGGATCAAAATTAACATTATCAAAAAAAGAAGAATCTAGTACATTGTTATCTATAGGTTCTTCTTTTTTCCTCATAATACGTTGCTTTCGCCGAAAAAACTACCGTACTGGACCTCCAATGATTCTTTTAATATAATAAACAATAATTTTAAATCCCCAGTAAACAATTCATTATAAACACCTTCTTCAGAAAGTTTTCCCCTGCCTTTACAAATAATACTTGTAAAAAGAGTATCAATTATCATTTGTGTTTCATCAGCATCAATTTTGTCAACTAGTATACTAATTGCATCACCGATTTTAATATCCATATCTAAAATATCGTTTATTTTAATGGATTTATCTTCAGGAAATACGGCTCCCAAAGCTGGCCCAACTATTTTCGTTAATTTCACTAATACTTTAGTGCTAATTCTTGGTGCTAAATAATAAAAAATATAAGTTTCTTTTCCTATAGTTTTCTCTACAGGTTCTTTCCCCATCTTAAATCTCCTTTATTTTATTATATATTATGTTTCAGGATTATTACCGCCTATTATCATTACTGGTAACTCACCTGTTATGGCCCATTCCCTTGTGCCGGATTCCTTGCCCAAATCGGAATCAGGTGGTTTAACAACAGTTCCAAATTTCATAACTCCCGCTGTTGTTCCACTCTTATCTAAAACTGTAACTGGAACTGTAACCTTAGACGCTTCATAGCCGCTTAATATTAAATTTTCAGAAGAAGCTTGAGGATATGTTAATGTTATAGTGCCCAGCTTGTTAGCATTAATGCTTCTAGTTACCTCACCAGACGTTCCAGCACTAAACATAACACCGTCCTCTGATCTACTCATTCTTACTGTATTCCAACCAGTAAGAAGAATAGGACCAAAAGCAACCGATACTTCTGACGGATCGTATGTTTTCAACATAATAATTTCCTTTCTATATTGTTATTTTATGCACTAATTTTTCCAATAATACCAATTTTATGTAATGCGCCAGCATAAGTGGCACTAAAGGTAATACCATCTAAAAACCTTAGTGCTTTTTCTGCCGGTGGTACATCTGCTAAATCCGGGACAATTACAGCAGAACTTCCAGGGACTAGTAAACCTCTTTCAGGTGATTCACCCTCGCTTAACCAATACATTATTTCACCTTCTATCATACCAATGCCAGCGTTGGTAAATGGGATTTTATCAGCATTAATTAATTTAGCATAAATACCTTCTTGCATCCGAACTTGTAACCAATCTGTTCCACGAATAATATCAACATATTCACCCTCACAGGTTATGGCCTCAGAAGTGATAACATTAACACCCCCTACTGTTTCAAAAGTATTACCATTAGCGTCAGTAATATTGGTAAACTCTGCGGATGTTAAAATATCAGGCAATGTCCCTACACATTTCTTAAACTTCCATGTTACCGATCCTGGATCTTTAGGGGCTTGTCCCCCAACCCACGAGGCTTCTGGGTAATTAGCTTGATCGCCGCTCCACCTATAGACAGTTCTGTAGTAACTTAAAGCTTCGAGTGTTAACGCTACGTTAGCAGCAGTACCGGCTGTAACCTCAGAATCATCACTACATGTAAAATACATTTTAAGTTTAGTTTGTATAATAGCGGCTAAAGCTTCTATGTCGGCTTGAGTTCTTGTTTCAGCCATAAGAAAATACCAATCGGCGTCATCAGCAATAACAGCATTGAGACTTTCTGCCCATGTTTCTACTGCTGATCCATATTGAGTTATAGTCACTGTAGCCGCCGTAACACCGGTTAAACTACCTATAGCTATTGCCGTAACTCTAAATTCCAGGTTGGGATCTCCATCGAAGTCAATCGTGTAACCTGTGCTATAAAGACCCGTTACTGTAACTGTCGTAATACCGCTAAGAGCTTCGATAGCAGCTTTAATTAATGCACAATCATCATCGGCTGCCCATGTTATATTCGCAGTTTCAATTGGTGTGGCAGTACCAATACCAACAAAAAGCGTCCATGTTCCGGCTGACGGTGCCCCAGTAAAAGCTAAAGTTGCTTGTGAATCTACATCTTCTAATTTACGCCCAACCTTGAAAGATTCTGGACTTAATGCTTGACCCATAAGTTTAAGGGCTGCTATGTATTCGGGATCAGTAATTGAAAAATTATCAGTAAGCATATCAGCAGGATCAGAATATTCTTTACTTCTGTCTGGTATGTTAGAATAATCACCTATAAACATAGGTATACCAAAACCAGTTCTTGTTATTTTTGCGGTCTCGCGCGAAATGTTGACTACTACAAAATCGTTAATTTCTGACATTATTTTTACCTTTCATTATATATTGGCCCAAGTTATATTTTTAATAGTATCTAAATTTATCCTATAATAGTTCCGTTTAAGGAAACAGTTTCAATTGAGCCGGGGATATCTTCAACTAGCTCGCCATAACTAAAATGTACATCCAAATGATTCCTAAATTCGTACCCTGAATCAATTGGCCTCGATATATCGTTTGGACCATTTACGCCCCAGATAGATAGCCCGGCAGCTCTTAATATTTGCAATTTGCTTTCTAACATGGTTCCATTTAGTATGTAATCAATTTGTTGATTAATATATTCATTACCATAAATATTTATACTTAGAGTAAATCTTTTATTAAAATAATATTCATAAGTATCCAGTTCTTTATAAGAATACTCACCCCTAGTATTGACATTTACAGGGCCGGATATTATATTTAAAGTACAATATGGTTTTCTCGGTCTTTCTTCGTCTGGTTTGTCCCATATAATTTCCACATTAGAATCTACACAGATTACCAACCAATCAAATAATGCATCTTCTAAAACTTGATTCAATTTATACATTTTATATCCTATTGGTTTAACAAAAATCCATATAATTTATAATGGCTAATGCTATGGACACTATAATCTTTATCTTGGAGTATCCTGTATTCTTCAGTTATATTTGCAACAGAGTTAACAACACTTTGATTTTCATCAACTTCTATGGTATACGATGTACCTCTATAAATAGAAGTTATACTATATGTACCATCTAAGTTATCGGTTGCCTCGATATTTTCAGATCCGTTGTTTATTTTATCAACCAATCCGGCCACTATTGTTAGATTTGTTGCACCTATAATTGATGTATGAGTATAAGTAGTGCTATTTATGCTACAAGTATATTCCGTTTCATCAATAATATTATCTATAGTACAAATGTCAATTTGAAAAATATTATACTTATCATCATTTCTTCTGATTATATCATCATCGTACATTGTGATCTCAGTATATATCTTTATACTGCCCTTTTTTCTATTACCTTCCGATAATAATTTTAATTCATCACCGTTAAGTGGTTGTACATTCCCAGAACATGAAATTATAGTAGGCGTTCCTTTTGTATAATGACCTTTTGATTTAGTAGGCTCTGGATATCTTATTAACAATAATGGTTCATACGTTAAAAAACTCATTTAATCTTTATCGGTCTTCCAGTTATTTTGTGAGTTATAACACTAAATAATTTACCTGTTTGAACTAATGTTTGATCGTGACCTTTTATTTTAATTGTTATAGGATGATTAGGTTTGGAAATTTTATAATAACTACTTAATATAAAATCTTTAACTTTTTTTTCAAAGAAAACACCTAATTTTTCCAAATCACGTTCTATCTTTTCTTTTCCAATTAAAATATTGCTCACCATTTCTTCCATCATATTCAACAATACATCCTTGTCCCTATCAAATACATGTCTCATAAATGATCTTTCAGGAATAGGCCACGGTCTACTTGGTCTAGGCGGATCACCAAATTCGTTTTCTACTGCTATCCTAACAATACCTTCATCTCCAAAAACACCTATTTCAACAGCATTCCCTTCTTTTTTGCTTAGTAATTGTACATTTTTAACAATTTCATCCCATTCAACTCTTTTGTCTATTAATTCAGCTTTATACACCTGGAATCACCACTGAAAAATAAGGAATACATGAATTCCTTATAGTTAAAAAATCTCTTCCATATTGTGTTCTTCCGTAATCCATATCAGCCCTAGAAACTTGTTTTATTTTGGCATATTCCCTCATAACATCGCCAACCTTTTCTTTTACAATTGGACCGCTTACATTACCTAGTATACCGTCCGATATTAAAGTCAACCGATGAGCGACCCAGTTACGGGCCGCTATCTCGGATTTAGAACCAAATACAGCAGAAGATATAAAATTACTCGAATCAGCAAGTATTAAAGTCCACAAATCATCACTTAGGGTTGATAGTGTGGGAGCAATTAATAGTACATTCGCCTTAGTGGTTAATGCCATTTTTTATCCTTATTATTCTTTACTAAAAGCTTTGTCTGCTTCGGAAATTGTCGCTTTTCTTCTTTTGATTGCTTTGACTACAGAAGATCTTGGCTTGTCTCTTTTATTTTCATTTTTTAAATATCTATCTATGTCTTTTCCGTCCATAGTATTTTCTACTAATTCTTTCATTTCTGACGCCGCTAATTCGTTGATATTTATTTCATCTTCATTTGCACCAATTTCTATTTCTGTTTTTACGTCAACTTTTCCTTTAAAAACATTTAAAATAGTAGAATAATAATCCCAATTTTTCTTATTGTACTCTACTACTTTAACCCATAATTCGCTGCTTATTGTATTCTTACCAGGTATAAACCTAACGTATTTAGCTTCTTTTTTATTAATTAATTTAATATTGCCTTTTGCGTCATATATCACCTGTCCATCACGATCTCTTAATTTAACTTTTTTAACCGCACCGTATGGGAGTTTTAATGTGTTTGGATTCGTATAAAAAACTATCATTGTTTTACCTTTCCCCACCTTTTATCTGGCGAGAATAATATTCTCGCCAGATAAACATGTTTTGTTATTATTGTTATTAATTAAATACCTGTAAAAAATAAGCAAGCTAAAGGATAACGCACAACGACTCCGCCAGCTCTAGCTTCAACAGGAATGATATACTCAAGGCCTTGCTCTTGGATAGGATGAGTAACCATTTCAAGTGGAATTCTGTTTTGGATTATTCTCGGATTCTTTTCATAAAGAACTGCGCCGTCCTCGGTGTCACCAGTAAAGGCATTGCTTAATTCATTCAGCCAATCTATCTGCTTTATCCCGAATGCTTTGTTATCAAGAATAAAATTAGCAATAGTGGTATCTGAATTAGCCGATCTTGGCGTAGTAGTAATAAGCGTATGTTGAGCAATAGGGAGTATAAGTGTCTCGCCGCTATGAAGACCTAAAGATTGCTCTCTGCTTTCTGTAACCATCAAGGAAACATCATATATCATTTCATCCGGAGTTTTTAAAGCCCACGTTGTTCCACTAACACCAGCCCCAGCAGCTAAAACAGGTATATTAGGATTATTAAGAAAACCAACTATACCATGCGAATCATCGCCAGTCCAACAAATTTGATTTTCCAATTCTCTTACGGCTCTTCTCGCTGAATCGGCTTTTATTCTATCCAGTGGTTTATTGGCCATAGCGGCAGCCCTTACTTCTTGGGTATTATACCCAAATGAAGTGGCAATAGTCTTAACACTCTGAGTATATTCTTTTGTAATACCATCTGACCTTGGAATGTCATCACTGTAATTAGCAATGATTTTAGCCATTCCAATCATAGTAATCATTCTATACGTAATACTCTCTGCCCCTGGACTATCTTCGTTACTTACAGGGATTAAAGAACGATATTTAAGTTCTTTTTCTTCCCACTCATATAATGTTGCTTCAACACTTTCTAACTCTCTAGCAACATAAAGAGTTTCGTTAGCGTCAAAACGATGTTGAATTCCGTCCATTCTTATAGTCATTTTATTTTATTCCTCCTGTTATCCGTAAATATTACGGTAAATTAATATCAATTAAACATAATCCAGCAGCGGTGACTGGACGTACAACTCTCGCTGTAGGAATTGCGACTGCTTTTGAAGTATCGTCATCATTTCTAATCCCACCTAACACTGTTGTCCCATTTACGGTATATCTTGCAAATACATCATCAGTCGTTGCCATAGCGGTTTCAGCAGCAACCCACACCATACCTCTTCTACAAATACTCATTTCTGCATTAAGGGCATACCCAGCTCCACCATCAGTTTGATAGAATTGTTCAATAGCTTGAGTATGAATCGTAATCCCTCTGGGTGATCCAGTAGCAGTAACATCGGCTGTTACTATTGGTACTCTAGCTACATCAATATAGAGTAAATCTTGGCATACAAATAAACCAAAACCTATAGCTGCTGAATTACCAATTTGAGCCACTATACTACAATTCGTGGTTCCGACAACAGTAGTCGTGGTTCCAACAACATCCGATTCTACAGTAATTAATTCTGCTGCTGCTGTAAAATATGCAGTAACAGGCTCGGACCCTGCGTTTACTGCTGCGGCCAATAATTCAGCTAATTCAGTTTTTGTTTTAGTATCGACTGCACTATTAACAGTAAATGCAGTACCGTTGATAGTAACAGTAGTCGCTAGATTCACAGCCGTGATAGTAACTTGATCTAACTTTTTTGAATAATTATTTTTACCAATTATGTCGTGATTAAAACCATATAATCCCCCAGGTAAACCCTGGGTTAAACTGGTATTCATTGAACTTTGCATGTTTTTTTCTCCTAATGTGTATTATTTAATTATAATGTTAATTTATATTTTACGATATATATTAATTTCTTTTTCTATTTTGTTCTTTATCTTTTTTAAGAAAGTTATCTCTATGATTTTTTAACTCTATATTTTTTCCTTTATCGAGTTTTTGCATAAAATTACTAAATTTTTGATTTCCTTTATCTTTTTTTTCTTCATTGATAATTTCCACAATAGCATCAAATCTTGCATTAATGTAATCGTCAGTTTTATCTTTCATATCTGCGTTTTTAGAAATTGCTATGATACAATCGCATTTAATGGTTTTAATATCTTTTCCATCATAATCGACCTTTAATTCTTTTGCTGTATTTTCAATATCACTTCTTACCTTTAACATACTGGATACTTCCGGTGAATTAGCGTCGGATAAAGTATCTACTTTTTCTTTTAATGAAGCAATAGTTTCATTTGCTTGATCAAATTTACCCTGCAATTCATCTTTGTCTTTATTAAGAGTTGTAATAACATCAACTGCTTCATCAAGTTTAGAACTTAAAGTATTCGCAAGTTCCAAACTATCCTCATTGATAACTTTAGTTATTGCATCAATTTTAAATGAATCAAGATTAACGCTTTTTCTTGTAAACTGAACCTTTTCTGCCATATCAAACTCCTTTTTATTGTTGTTTAATTTATCTAATATTTTAACACCTCTTCCGGCCCTACCTTTATCAACTATACTAAGATGATTATATTTTATTTTATGTTGTTTATGTGTGTACCAACCGTCCTTATCATGTATACCCATGTCAGGCAATACGTCACAAGAATAACCCAAACTTAATTCTATTGGAAGATTCATTTTCTTTCTATTTACAATCATTTCTACCATTTCCTTGTCCGTTATAATTATATTGGCGTCTAGGAAATCACCATCTTTTTTTATATCTTCTCCAACGGTTCCGATTTGGAAATTTTTAATATTATCAACCGTTACCATTTCTTCTGGGTGATCGTCTGTGATCGGTTTAAGCCGTAATGATTGGATTGATTCTTTGTTAAAAACTTCTTCTGGTGACCTGTATTCTCTAATTAAATCACCGTCTTCGGCATAATAATCAAAGACACCGGATCTTGTTACCCTTGCTTTCGCATGTAAAAATCCAGTGGTTTTATCTACTTTAAAATTAGATTTTTCTGAATAATCAAGATTAAAAACAAGAGATCTCTTTAACTCATCATTAGAATCTTTTTTTGCTGGTTTTTTCCATTGAGAAAGACAGACAGCTACTCTTTGTTTTGGATTTGGAAATTCATCAGAAATTATATCTATACATCGAGACATAAAATCTTTTTGATTCTCGTTAGTTTTTGGGATCGGAAGTGGCATATTAAAACTCCTTTATGTTTTTAATATTAATATATCATTATAATAGAAAAAAATCAAAAAAATATTTTATTTTCTATTATATATATTATATATTATATATTATTATAAAGAAGTTTTACAATATGAATGTAAATAAATTATATATTTTTATTAATCCATTTACCTTTTGAATCTTTATACCATCCACAATATTCTATTGCATGAAATGCTAATTTTTTACACAGTTCTTTATTAATTTTATCTGCTTCAGGAATTAGTTTATCTTTTTTATACTTAGATCTAGCACCTGAGTATATAGTATCCACTATATTTTTTACTTCAATTGGGACATTCTTACCTAAACTTTTTAATATATCTTTTTCGTCGGAATCAGGTTTATCATCAGATTCAATGTTTTGCTCACTATAAAATTCACCTAATCTTTTATTTATATTAACTATAGTATCAAAACTATATCCATCAGGTCTAAATCTTGAAGCAGTAACTTCTTCAGGGGTCAATACTTTCTTTTCAATATAAAGATCATCAACCTGAGCTTGCATTTTTCTTGCGGTAGTTACTTCTTTGTTAGTTTCATCCCACAATGAACAAAATTCAAAACCCCATTCCGGTGGTTCCTTGCCTTTAGTTACGCTATTTTTACAATTTAACAATATCTTTATCAATTTACTTACTTGATCTTCAACGTGATCTATTTGATATGCGGCACAATAATCATAATATGATCTAGTTGTTTCAGTTGCCCCTGCAAGTGTACCTAAAGATTGTCCAAATAATCTTGATCGAGGAACATTAGATGAAGCAGAAACAGCTTCTATATATTTATCCATTAATTCAGATAATCCAGAGATTGGAGTCTGAACTTTAGCGAACTCTTCATCTTCTCCTATGACTACCATACCAATAGAAGAAAAACTAGCCATTGCATATTGTATTCTTAATTCTAATGTCGATCTGCCTTCTTCAGAAGAAAGTAGATCCCCTAAATTGGGCATTTTCAATACTTTACTTATAAAATCTTGAAATAATAAAGCACCTGATTGCATACTGGTTCCGTATTGTTTAAGGGCTTGATTAATTGAATTTAACACACTATCATTCCAACCATTGTTCATACGTCTAAGAAATTCTGGTAAATACGCACCATCAAATCTTATCAATCTTGATTCGTGAATAATATTGTCACTAGGATCGTATTCATCAGGTTTTAATTGCGTATATAATTTATATAATTTTGGCTCACCATAGTTAGGTTTAAACGGATCTTTATAATAACTTTTAACATTAATACTATATGAATCTATAACATTTAAATACAATAAATCTTCTATATTATCATAATCTAATGGATCACACGGGGCTTTACCATCAAGTACACCTAAAATTATTACAGAGCCTTTATATAAACGAGCATTTATTAATGCTTCTTTAAATTTTTTGATAATTTTTAACTTTTTAATTTTATTGTTAATATCTTGTACTATACTATTGTCTCCGATATGAATATCTATCCATTTTCTAGTTACATCATCGGGTACGGCTTCAACTATTTTTCTGGATAACCAATCTTGCCTATACAATAATTCTACATCGCCTTTACTTAATATAGTAGATACATTAAAAGTTAATCTATTCATAGGGTCAAATTGACCACCAAATCCGCTCATAGCATTTTTGTAAGCATCAAGAGTTTTTCTATTTCTATTTATTATTTTACTCGTATGATTATTAGAATTATATGATATATACTTGTTACGTTTTAAATTATTCATTTTAATCCCTTATTTATTGCTAAAATTTCAGCTATTGATACTTTATCTTCCATTGTGGACGCATAAGCTGTTAAATCAGCATCTTCATCATTGCCACCTGTTGGGAAATCTTTTATATTAGTTTCATATGCTATCAACCAAGGAGAGTTTCTAGGGAAAAATACTCTCTCATTTTCACAATAAGTAGCCATTGGTACAGCTCTTGTATGTTTATCTAACCCCTTAGTCGGAACTTCTTTAAATGGAATTTTTTGCCCACCTATACTGTCATTTCCGGCAGAATTCTTTACTATTATTTTTCCTATCTTTTCATTTTCAACCAATATATAATGTGCATTATTTTTAAAAGCAAAATTTTTAATTATACTATTTACCCTCTGATGTTCTATTTTATCATTAAATCTATCAAGAAGCAACCATATCTTATATTTTCTCGAATATCCCCAAGCAAGCATACCGCATGGATCGTTTTTCTTCTTCATTTCTAAAGCTGGATCAACGATAACAACTATTTTTAAATCACTTTTCCTAATTCTTATAGGTTGTTCCTCATCTGCTCTCCAACATAAATAATTTGATGTTAAAGCTTCTATAGTATAATACCTAAAATATTGTGATTTAAATAAATTTCCACCAAGTTTAGTTGGGTTACCTTGAAATTCAGCATTCCAATAATAAGGACCAACTATTTTTTTAGCCGCATTTAATAATTTTTCATTATATCTTTTGGGCCACAAAGCTTCACCGAATTTTCTCCCTAGTGGGTCTTTTTTCTTTTGTTCTTCGGTCTCTATTAGTGCTGGTAAGGTTATATATTCCATATCAAAAGGGAACTTGTCACCTTCTAAATTAGCTTGATTTATCAATCTCCCCATAAGATCATCAGTATTCCATCGAGTATTGTGGCTTACGAGTCCATCCGCTATGAAACATTCTGCATCCTCAACCGTTATATCGT